AGTTGGATATAAAGACAGACTTGAACTCATGTTCAAAGGCAATATCAATAAGTGTTCGAATGAGCGAAGGGGAGCGGATATAACAACGTCAATCGATGCTTACGACGGTGGCTTCGATTACATGAACTCTTTTACAAGCTCAACAGTTTTAGGCGGCGAAGAAGTCATAGCTGAGATTCTAAGGGATATGACGCATACAGAGAATGGAAAGATAACGCCTCGTCCTGTTCTAACGCGTCCGAGGGTTCTGGTGGGTAATTCTATAAAGCTGATAAACGATGCTATTGGAGAGGATGAGACGTGGTATATCGACGATGAAAAGCTCTATGTGATAAACGAAGACGACATCACGAGTAGCTATATACCAGTTGTTAACGCAAAAAGCGGACTAATAAGCACACCGACAAGAGAAGCAAGCCTTGTAACATTTAAGATGCTAATCGATCCGACAGTAAAAATCGGTCGAGCAGTAAAGCTTATTAGCAAGACAGCTCCTCATCTTGACGGAATATATAAAATAATAAATGCAATTTATGATGGCGATAATTATGGTGAAGCTTGGGTACAAACGTGTACTGGGATGCTTAATACTGAATTGGTAACAATATAATGACTAGCAAGCAACTAATCGACGTACTTGATATAGCGTTAAAGAGCGCACTTGCTAACGTGCATACGGCAGTTATTGCCGTTGTTACGAAAGTCAATGCTACGACGATAAACGCTCGCCCGGTTATAAATAGAGCTGTAAAAGGCGAATCTATAGAGCTTCCTGAATTCGTAGAAGTTCCTCCTATTTTTATGCAGGGCGGAACTAGTTATACGGCTCACCCGATAGCGATAGGAGATTATTGCCTTCTTATAATAAGCGAGCGATGCTTCGATAGGTGGTACGATGGACAAGATTTTGTTAGCCCTGCAGAACTTAGAATGATGGATTATAGCGATGCTTTTGCTATCGTTGGAATAAACCCTTTAAGCAAAGCAATAGATATACCTACGACGATAAAAGAGGTCGGTGACAAAGAGTATATAGGAAACATAGATCACACAGGAAACTATAAACTTACTGGAAAATTTGATCAAAAAGGTAATATGACCATTGTCGGCGATCTTAATCTTACTGGAGACCTGATTATAACTGGTAATATACTATGCTCTGGAAATATAGCGGCGGCGAGCTTTAGCGGTGTAGCAGGTGCGCCGATGTCAAGTACTGTAGACTTCGAGACCTCTGGTGAAGTTACAGCGAACGGGAAGACGTTATCAGCTCATACACATAACTACACATGGACTGATCCGGCAGGAAGTGGAACAACGGCGTCGCCAAACTAGAGGTTTTTTTATGAGAGTAGCAGGAATAACGAGCGAGGGCGACTTCATCTTTGGACGTGGAAAGGCGTCATATAAGACTAAAAGCAATGCTATCGCGCAGAATGTTGTAACGCGATTGAGGTCTTTCAAAAATGATTGGTTTCTTGATATCGATGCGGGTAGCGATTGGATTGACATTATGAGTTCGAAAAGTAATACTGATAATATCAAAAGTGCTGTTGAGAAATCGGTGTTACAGACGGTCGGAGTAAAATCGATTTCAAAGCTTGAAATAGAAGAAGATAGAAAAAATCGGGCGATAAGTATTATAATAAATTATAACGATGTCTTTGACGTTGAAAATTACGAAGAAATTGAGATACTACCATAAAACAAAACGGAGACAAAAAATGACTGATAAAACAGAAGAGAAACAGGACGAACCTAAAATTACATATTCAATGAAAGAATCTATTGTTATGAATTTAAGCACTGGAGCAGAATTTATATTTCCAATAAAATTGAGTCATGAAAAAATTCTTGAAGAGCTTCGTGTAATATATAATACGATAAGTAAACAACAACAAGAAGCCATTGCAATACAAAACGAAGAAAAAATAAAACTTGTTGAAGTTAAGCATGAAGAAGGCAGGTTAAAAACTCCTGCTAAAAAGACAGCTAAAGTTTTAAGAAAAGACATGGCTATGAAGCCTGAGAAAGTTTCAAAGAAAAAATAATAGTAATCTAGGGGTCGACAGATGAAACCAAATTTTACAGAAGACGGCATCGAAGTACAGACTTTCGACGAGATCGTAACGGAATTATCTGACGGCTACAAGACCATTTATGGCTCAGACATCAATCTTGATTCTGATAGCCCCGATGGTCAAAGGGTTGCTATAGAAGCACAGGCGAGGCTCGATCTTCAATCGTTCGGGATTCAACTGTATAATCAGCTCGACCCTGATTTTGCTATCGGACAAGCTCTTAACAGGCTTGTAAAATTCTCTGGAATAAGTCGTCAATCTGCTGTCAGATCGTACGTTTCTGTCACAATTACAGCCGATCGATCTGCTACTTTGCCGATAGGCTACACAGTATCAGATGATATCGGTCAAAACTGGAAGACTTTAGAGACTGTAAGCATAGTATCTGGAGCTAACACAACAACATTATACGCCGAGAATTTTGGTGCGATATCGACAGGGGTGGATAAAGTTACTATTCCTGTAACGATAATCATCGGTGTTTTATCAGTAACAAACGCGGCGATAGCTACAATAGGAGAAGATGAAGAGACCGACGAAGACCTCAGAATTCGCCGAAACCTTTCTCTAGCTACGCCAGAAACAAGTTCTATTTCTGGGCTATATTCAGCCCTAGCAGATATTAAATCCGTGACAAAGTTAAAAATATATGAAAACGATACTGATTCAGTAGATGTAACTCTTACTCTTGATCCTCATACGATATGGTGTATTGTTGAAGGTGGGACTAATGCTGAGATAGGCGAGGTTCTCGCTAAAACAAAGAACGCAGGCACAGGTTTAAAAGGTGGTGTGACAGGGACATATAATGAAGAGATTACGTTGCCTGATGGAACTACTTTTACTTATGCTCATAATATGCTTTTCGACATCCCTAGCCCAACTGAACTATATGTCAAGATGACGCTTACCGAAAAAGACCCCGCTTTTCCAATCGTTACAAGCCTAGTTTCAGAAGCTTTAGTTGCGAAGAAATATGATATAGGAGAGAACGCAAGTGCTAGCGAACTATATAGTATCGTTTATGGAGCAGGTGATACGTTCGTTGCAACAGGTCTTGAGGTTGGACTTGACGGAATCACATACACAGCCGCAAGTCAGGCAGCTACAGCAGAACAAAAGTTCACTATCTCAACAGCTAATATTGCTATAACAACGGCTTAAAAATGAGTTATACAAGCGAATACGAAGATCTTTTAATAAAACAATACTGGGAAAAGACGAATGCTCGCGCAGAAATAGCTTTGCAATCTGGAACCTGGGAAAGGGTATTCGACTTCTTAAAGTCATTCGAAGTAGAGTTTGATATTGACGAAGCTACGGGAGATAGGCTTAATATAATAGGTCGCATCGTTGGAGTTGATAGGGTCGTTCCTTCTGTCCTGGCTAAGGTTTTTTTTGGATTCGACGACAATCCAAACTCAACAGAATTTGATGATAAATTTGTTGATCTTGGCGAGCTTGGTGTGATGTATAATAAATTTTCATCTCAATATGATGATTTGGAACTTGACGATCCAGACTTTCGCTTTTTTATTAAAGCTAAGATAAGAAAGAATATCGCTCATGGTATTATGACTTCTGCTGATTATGTATCGATGCAAATTGCTATTGTTGATTTATTTGAAGGTCTTGCTTACGTCCAAGATAATTTTGATATGAGCTTAACACTACATATAAGCCCTCTTGTTAATGATGACAGAGTTCGTATCATCATAGCACTCGGAGTTCTGCCAAAGCCTCAAGGAGTTAGATATATCCTTGTACAGTCAGACCCGACAAATAATTTCGGGTTTTCCAATAATGTTAATTGCAAAGGCTTTAAAAATAAAGACGATCCTCTCGTTGAAGCGGGCGGGTATTTTTTAAGAAAACTATTATAGAAAGGTAATGAAATGGCTAAAATTGTTAGATATAACGGAAACTTGGCGGCTTTTGGCTCTAATGCCGCAGGAGTTGAAAGAACTGTTTTTGGAGGAGTTCTACAATCCGACACGCTTGCTGATAATATCAACGCGGATTTTCTTACGGGATGGGGAATAGTGAGCGCAAGCACGCCGCCGTCGAAGCAGGATTTCAACGGTCTTGGATACACAACAACGTTTCTTTTATCATATCTGCATCAAATGGGGATTGCCGAGTGGAATTCTTCACAAGAATATTATCTTGGGTCGGCGACGATAACGGCAGGAAATCTTTATATTTCTAAAGTTACGCCTAACACAGGCAATAATCCTGCTACAGATACAGTAAGCTGGAAATTGATGGCTGCGATGGAAGACCTCGAAGATGCTGTTAGCATAACCTATGACAATATTGCTTCAGGACTAGCGGCAACAAATGTACAGGATGCCCTTGACGAGCTTTCTATCTCTAGCAGTATAACTTATGACAATGCGATATCAGGCTTGGCGGCAACGAATGTAAAAACTGCAATCGACGAACTTGTTGTCGAGGCGGGTATTCCCGCAGGCGCAGTACAATTTTTCGCAATGGCTACAGCTCCTACCGGATGGCTACAGGCAAACGGAGCGGCAATATCAAGGGCGGCATACTCTGTTCTTTTTGCGGCGATAGGAATAACATATGGTGCTGGCGATGGCGCATTGACTTTCAACATTCCCGACATGAGAGGACAGTTTGCCAGAGGTTGGGACGACGGTGCAGGAGTTGATATAGGTCGTGTCATGGGATCGAATCAAGATGACGCACTTGAACAACACTCTCACTATTCTGGAATCGGCGCACAATCATCGGAACTTGATGCTTATTGCAAAGCTGGATATACGACAGACGTTCTCGGTGGAGGACGGCACGTTCAGGGTGAAGATGCTCCGAGTGGTGTTAATGGTGTTACAAGCGGGGTGTTAAGTTCAGGTGCATCAATATCAGGAGCAAAAGAAGGCGCAACGACAAGCGCAAACACTGCACAAGCAGAAACACGAGTCAAAAATATCGCATTGTTTGCGTGTATAAAATATTAAGAGGTTGATAGATGACTAAAATTGCAAGATTTACCGGAAACCTCACGGCTTTCGCTTCGACAGCGACAGGAACGGAACGGACTGTTTTTGGAGACACTGCTCAATCAGATACTATCGACGATAATGTGAATTCAGATTTTCTTCTTGGGTGGGAAATTGTAACGGCAAATGATGCTCCCGCACTGCAAGACTTTAATGGTTTAGGTTTTACGTTGTCTCAAGTGTTGGCTTACATTCATCAGATGGGAATTGTTGAATGGAGAACTCTCCAGGAGTATTATCTTGGATCGGCGGTAGTCCATGATGGCAAGGTTTATGTATCGCAGACGACTCCAAATACGGGAAATGACCCTTCGTCTTCTCCAGATAAATGGAAAGATATATCGGGCGGGAGGACTATAGTGGCTACGGCTGACGCGACACCTACAGCGATTTCCACGATAGCCGTACCAGAGAATTCATGTATAACTATCGAAGCTAAAATAAATGGAATCATCGATGACTATTCTGCGGCGGTCGGAGGTACGATAACTTACACCGTTCGTAGGGTCGGCGCAGGAGCGGTTGAAGTGGGAGTGCCGAGCATTGTTTCTGTCCATGATTCAGGGACAGGAGTGCCTGCGATTGATGCAGATGTTTCTGGAAACAACATTCGTCTTCTTGTTACTGGGGTTTTAGCTGAAGATTGGAACTGGGTTGCAAGTTATAGTTACAACTTCACAGTTTAATTTAAGGTGGAGGATTAACAGTCCTCCAAGTGTCTCCATATCTTTCTCAATATTATGCTAGATATGTTGGCTCTGCTACAAGGGAATTTATTAGCTAACTCTTCTTGTGTGAATTTTCCGGATTTGTATAGAGATCTTATTTCTCTTACATTTTCGTCAGTAAGTTTAGACAAGGCACTATCTTCTCCTTTTAGATGTCTGTCTCTTTTTTTATTTATCATGTCGTCCATATTATCCTGATGAGTTCCTAAAAATAAATGTTCGGGATTGACACATGACCTAACGTCACATTTATGTAGAATAAACATTCCTTTTGGAATTTCTCCGTTGTGAATTATCCATGATAAGCGATGAGATAGTACGTATTTACCAATGTGTCTGCTTGCTCCATATCCATCTCGTTTTACATGCCCCGTCCATATCCAGCATCCGTTCTCTTGTTTTTCAATGTACTTAAAAAACCGTTCTTCTATGATATTAGGTAGATGATAATGCTTGATATGACATTCTTTAGAGCAGAAATGATTTTTATATATTTCGATTTGACTGAGATTCTTTTTAAACTCTTTTTTGCAGAAAAGACACTTTACAAGAGCTGGTTTTGGTCTGAATTCCGAGTAACATTCTCTAGAGCAGAAATGGAGTTTAGTCCTTTTCAGAGCATATGGAAAAATATCAAATTCTTTAGAGCAGAAATCACATTTGACTTTCATACTATAGACCTCTTGAGTTAGAGATTAAAAGAATGCTGCAGGCTCTCATCTACTCACTGACGAGACTCGGGAGCTACCCTAACCAACAGCACAAATATCAGAGAAAGGCACTTTTCGGACGTACGACCCCTATCTCTTGCTTTTATATATACCACAATTTAGAATAAAAATAAATAGAAATCCGGGGATACCATAGGTATCATATAAATACAATTAATCATATCTTGACAATCATTTAAAAATGAATCATACATAATATATATTTCAGTATCATTATTTTTAGATTAACGGAGAAAAATAAATGACTTACGACCCTTTTCAGATGAGAGATGCTCAACAACAACTTATGCCTTTCTTATCGTCAGATGACAGTAGTTGGTACTCATACGGTGGAACTCCGAATATCGTTTTTATAGGAGCCGCTGTACCTAATATAGCACTTGATGTTGCTGGGTGGAAACTCCTAAAAATAACCTATGACGCAAAAGGTAATATAGTACGAGTTCGTCAAGCGACGACAGGAACGAATACTTTTGTCTTACGAGATCATGTCATCGACAATTCTGTCGGAGTTACTATCACAGCAATATCGAAAGCTCTGATCGCAGAAGTTCAGACAGATACCGACCATGATTATTCGACAGGGGATAGAATTGAGATTATAGGTAGTGATGCCACCGAAGCCAACGGCGATGGATACGGAAGCATCATGTATAAGATAAAAGTAACAGGTGTTAAAAAATTCACTCTTGTCGATGTCAATACCGATCTCGATGTTGATTCGTCAGGATGGGCTGCGGCAGGAACATCGGGAACTGTATATAAAAGATCATACGGAAACTGTGATTATACATAAAATTTTTGGGAGTAGAATAATATGACAGCACAAGTAATCGACGCTATCACTAGACAATTGACAACTGTAGGAATGAGGGTTGTCCCGTTTGAGGGCGTTCCTAAGATCACAGATTTTGGCTATACGGTAGGAACGCTTGGAAGAAATAAAGCTACGGAAGATTTTTATATCCTTCGCAATAATACAGCAAATGCAGCTCAATGGGAAAAACTATCATCATCGACAACTGACTTTTATGATGATGTTCTTTCGATAGCTGATGCAACACTTTCCCCTCCTAGTGAAATTGTTGGAGCAAGATATATTCTTGACAGATCAACTCCAGTTCACGCAGATTGGGATGGCGCTATCGGTGATGATGTTGTTCAGTATGACGGTGCAACGTGGATATCAACGACGCCTTCGTCTGGAGGTTTCTGTTATGTTCTTGATGAGACTACTTTGTATATTTTCTCGTCGAGCTGGAATAATATTACAGCGGCTATCCCTGATGCCACGACGACAACGAAGGGCGTAGCGTCTTTCGATCAGTATGACTTTAATGTTTCGTCAGGTGCTGTTTCGCAACGCCCTGGTAGCGGAGTATGCTTCGTCGGAAAATGGGGGAATGACGCCGCCGATGGTCTAACATATAGTAGTGCAAAGCTGACGATACAAGCTGCTGTTACGGCTTGTACAACGGGAGGCACAATACTTGTTCACCCCGGGACATATACAGAGACAGTAACGAACGACTGCAGTAATATGAGCCTTATCGCTGTAGGCAAGCCAAATTCTGTAATTATTACTCAAGCCGATGCCAACGTCGTTGACTTCGGAATCTATACTGGATTGCAATATAAGGGTTTCACAATACAGTGTACTGCTGCAACGTCGGCGATAAATACAGTGCAAGGAACATCAGGTTTATGTGCTTTTAAAGAGTGTCATCTAAAAATGACATCTTCTGCCAATATCGTTGCTGTTGCTCAACCTGCTGTCGGCGCTATAACTGACCCTGGTGCTGGCACTGCTGGCACGCTGAAGGTTATTCTAGGGAAGGTGTCTTATGCTCATACTGGTGCTTGTGGCGGAACTGCTAACAAGGGAGCTTTTAAAGTAGAAGATGGTGGTGTAATAGAACTTGGGCTAGTAAAGGACGCTACTATCAACAACAGCGGTACAGCTCTTGTTACGGGAACTGGTATAGATACGTCATCGACAGGCGTTTTCAAATTTTATGAAAATGACATTACTGTTAATGATGCAGATGCTTTAGTTGTTGCTGGACTTGCACACCTAGGCGGAACAGGAACAGATCACGAACACCGCAGAAACAATATTCATGTTAATATTGGTGCTACAAATGCTGGCTATGGAATTTTTACTGGTGATACAGCCTCGACAACATGTTCCTTTTTCAACCATATCCACGTTACAGATATCGGCGGCTCAAGTTATGGCTTTAATGTCGGAACTGGCTCGACACTAATTTCTCAGCTTGATGATATAGTCGCTGCTGACGGCAATACTATTTCTGGAACGTTTATTCAAGTCAATTCTCCGTCCGATGGCAATTGGTCGATATCGGGAGCTTTAACTCTAGGTACTAATTTAGCACCGGAATACGGCGGTGCTATGGCATGGTCTACTATAACAGGAGCTACTTCAGGAGTAGTCGGCAATGGTTATTTCTGTAATCATGCGGCGACCAGAGTCGTTGTTACGCTTCCTGCCGTGTCGGCAGTCGGAGATATAGTCGCAATCGCAGGTGTTGGCGCGGCTGGTTGGGAAGTCGCTCAGAACGCAGGTAATATCATACATTCAAATGGTTATGCGACGACAACAGGTATTGCAGGAAAATTAGAAAGCACACAGACTGATGACTGTATATCTCTTATCTGTTTTGTTGCAAATACAGAATGGAAAGAAGTAAGTATTACAGGTAACATAACAATTATTTAACTAAGGAGTCAAATTATGACAACTATAAACGCGATAGGCACCCAGATTCCCGTTGAAGCTGGAAAGGGTGGCACAGGACTAGATACAGTAACGGCACATTGCCTCACTTTAGGCGATGGCACAAATCCGTTGAACATTATGGCAATAGCGACCGACGGACAAATTCCGATAGGAAAGACTGATAATGATCCAGTATTCGGAACTCCAGGCTCTACTGATAGCACGATAGCGTGGACATTAGGAGCAAACACTCTCACAGCACAAGCTCGTGCAGGTACAGAAGCTGTTACAGGTGTCGTTCAATACGCGACTGCGGCTCAAACAACGACAGCGACATCAGAGGCTCTCGCTGTTCATCCTAAAGCCTTAGATACCCGCCTCGGTGTACAGACGGATCACGGTGTAATGATCGCTGGCGGTGGAGCAGGCTTCAATCTTGCGGCTACAGCAGAAGGAGCAACAGGAACTCTTCTCACAGGTGTAACAGGTGACGCTCCAGTGTTTACTACTGCGACATATCCTGCTACTACTTCTCAGGGCGATATCCTTCTTAGTTCTGCTGCTAATGTAATTTCAGCTCTTGCTAAAAACACAGACGCAACTCGTTATCTTTCAAACACCGGAGCTGACAACAATGCAGCGTGGGCGCAAATAAACGTTGCAAACGGCGTGACTGGAACTCTTCCTGTTGCAAATGCTGGTACTGGGCAAACGACGTACACCGACGGACAAATCTTGATCGGTAATACGACTGGAAATACTCTTGCTAAAGCTACGCTTACAGCAGGCGCAGGTATCGGAATCACGAACGGTAATGGTACTATAACTATTGCTGCAACGGCGTCTGGTATGGGTTTTGAAGCTGTTACTGATACAACAAAACAAGCTGTTGTAGACACTGTATATACATGCGATAACGTAGCACTGGTTACTGTGACATTACCTGATACTGCTGCTGTAGGTAGCACCGTAGGTATTATCGGAAAAGGTGCAGGCCTCTGGAAGATCGCACAGAACGCTTCTGAGGAAATACATGCAGGAACAACAACAACAACAAATGGCGTTGGTGGTAGTCTAGCAGCGACTGAACAGTATGACATCGTTTATCTTGTGTGTACAGTTGCAGACACAGAATGGACAGCAATACAGATGGTCGGAAACTTAACTGCTGTTTAATCAATAACTTATGTAATATTGAATTATATTGCGCCGGTCGTTATGATGGGCGCATATTTAGACATTAAAAGAAGGAAATACAATGGCTATAGTAAGCTCAATAAATAATAGCTCATACCTTAATACATCTCTATCTACCGATCTTACGGCTGATGGTGTTAAAGTGATTCTCACAGCAAATGAAGCTCATACGTTCGGTGATGCAGTGATCTTAGGTGCGTCAAGCGAAGCTTATCTTGCTGACGCTTCTGCGATAGCAACAAGTCGAGTTATGGCAGTTTGTATTTCTAGTAGCGTTTCGGCTGATGCGAAGGGTCAATATTTACTAATGGGAATTGCTCGTGATGATAGTTGGAACTGGTCAGCACCTGGTGTTCCTATTTATTTGAGTTTGACAGGAACTATAGGTGCGACACTCACTGAGACCGCTCCCTCGGCAAGTTCCGAAGCTGTTGTTATAGTTGGCATCGCTTTGTCTGCTACTTTGATGCTGGTGAACCCGAATAGCGCGATCGTGGAAATAGCGTGATAGCGTAAAAAATGATGTGAGCCATTGCATCGTATAACGCAATATGATATAATATATCTAAGTAAAAGATTAGGTATATTATGAAAATAAGAATTTGTAAAATATGCGAAAAAAAATTTAATCCTAGTGGAGAATGTCTTAAGAAACCAAGGAAATATTGTTCTAGAAAATGTTATGGAATAGCATTTTCATTAAAGATGAAGGATAATAAACTTGCAAAAGGGAGAATACCTTGGAATAAAGGATTAACAGCAGACACAAATGTAAGAGTAAAGGAAGGCACGAAAAAATCTAGCATATCTAAAATAGGCCGCACTCCTTGGAATAAAGGAAAAAAGATGTCTCCCGAATATTGCGAGAGGGTTGGACATCAAAATAGAGGGAAGAAACAACCGAAAGAAGAAATAGAAAAAAGACGACAATCATTGCTTGCTTATCATGAAAAAAAAGATAAGAATCTTGATAGGCATGGACGTGAAGCTAAAAAATGGGCAAAAGCTGTCAAAGTTAGAGATGGAAAGTGTATGATATGTGGGACGGCAGAAAGTTTAAGCGCCCATCATATTATACCATGGAATAAAAATGATGAACTTCGATTTAATATTGATAATGGTATTACTTATTGTAATTCATGTCATGCAAAAGTTCACTGGGAGAGAGGGGACTTTTCAGTAATCCCATGGAACAAAGGGATACCGATAACTGAAGAAGCAAAACAAAAGATGAGCGAGTCAAAGAAAGGTAGTATTCCATGGAATAAAGGAATTCCAATGACAGAAGAGCAAAAGGAAAAAATAAGCAAAGCAAATAAAGGTAAGATTTCTATCAATAAAGGAATCCCTATGACAGAGGAACAAAAGAAAAAATTAAGTGATTCGCATAAAGGACAAGCTCCATGGAATAAGGGCGGAAAACTATCCGACGAACACAAGCAAAAACTTAGCGATGCTCATAAAGGAAAAATCCCATGGAACAAGGGCATGAAGAAATCGCTTAAAGGAGACATTCTATGACATTAGGAAAATTTATGGGCGTTGCTCAAGCGAGCATAGGCAAAGTCAATGGCGTCGCTGCTGCTTCTATTGGGAAGATTATCGGTATTGATTTTGCCCCTCCTGTTCCTTCTACCTTCTCTTTTGACGTCACTACGGCAGCTGCTGACACTTTCGAGCTTCCTATATTAGCAGGCGGCGCAGGAATGACTCAAGATTTTGAAGTTGACTGGGGTGATAGCTCATCAAGCACTATAACATCGTATGACGACGCTGATAGAACTCATTCATACACAGGAGCCGGAACGTTTACCGTTGTTATGACAGGAACTTGTGAGTGGTTTAAGTTCAACAATGCAGGAGATAAGACGCTTATTGTAGAACTTAACGCATTTACTGGTGACATGGGATTCAAAGTTCTGAATTTTAATGGATGTACTTCTCTACATACTGCATGTGCTCTTGGAACTATGGCATCTTTGATTAATGCGACAGAAATGTTTTATTCATGTTCTGCGCTTACGTCTATACCATCAGGAT